CCAGGCGACCGCATTCCAATCCTTGGCCGTCAATTGCCGAATGCTCGACGGTGGCACGCCGCACAGCCGCGACATCATGTTGGCCATTTTCTTTTCGTTGAACGTGATCGATGGCGCCGAGCCGGAGAAATCCAGATAGACCGGATTGCCTGCCATCTCGATGTCGCCGCCGGTGGGCTCGCGCCAATGCAGCTCGCGCAGCTCCTCGCCGTGCGCCTGAATCGGCTTGCTCAATATGTGGTCGAACGATTGCTCATCCGTCGCCGCCGCCTCATCCATTGTTAGATCGACCGGCTTGTCCTCCTCGGTCGGATTGGCGGTGAACGTCGGATCCTTGGTTCGGTCATCCATTCGTCGCTCCTCCTCTGGTCATGCATCCGGTTGAATCGCGATTGCGAAATCGCGTTGCACGTCTTGAACTATGGGATGGTCGCGGGTGCCCGCGCGGATCTTGACGTGCGCCATGCAACGAGTCAGGCCGTCGAACGCCATCGGAATCGCCGCGCCTGGCGTCACCCGCATAGTGAACTCGGTGCCGTCGTAGTTGAACAGGTCGTTAAATCCGGCGCCATCGGATGAGATGGCGAACGTGATGTTGCCGCCGCCCCAGCCCGCGGGCATGGTCAAGCGAACGATGGTGCCGCCCGTGCAATCGACGGCGTCAGATAGCGATTCACCGGCAGCGATAATCGGGCCGTTCAAGACGGTCAGAGCAGGCATTGGATTCTCCTATCGCCTTGCTTAGGTGTTGATTTCCTCGCACGTGGTGCCTTCGAACCGCACCCGGAATTGACCTTCACGGGTGTTGTTCTCGAGCGCGGATTTGCAACCGGCTTCCTTCAAGACATAGACCTTGCCGTTAGCCAGCTCGGCGGTAACTGTGACCTCCACCATGGCCTCGAGGTCTTCCATCGAGACATCGGGCGTCGATGACACGTCGCCCTCGATCCAGGGCACCCGCGGTAGCTCCTGGTAGCCGTGCACGTAGTCCTGGCCCGCGAGAAATGTGCGCTCGACCGCGCTCGGGCTCACGGTGAAGTTGCCGCGCAACGGCAACATATTTCCATCGACCTTAAGGAAGGCGGTGCCAGCGATGCGCTGTGCCATGTGGAGTCCTCCATCGTTAGGGATTGCGCGCCATCACGGCGGGCCATGAGAAAAGGCCGCCCGCATTGCTACGGGCGGCAAGGTCGGGAGGCGAACAGAGCAACCACCCCCCGAGGCGTCGTCAGCGGATGATCTCGAGATCCTGGCCGCGGTTATATTGCAACCGGAATTGCACCAGCACCGCATAGATGCGGAGCTGATTCACCAGGTCGGGCGGATACAGAACGTTGAGCCGGTTCGGGTTGTTGGGATCCCGTTCAACGATGAGATGCTGCTTGAACGCCTGCACGTCCTCGACCAGGCCGTTAAACTCATCGATGCGATACTGCGAGATGAGTTCCGCCTTGATCACCTTGGGCGTGACGATCTTCTGTCCCACGCCGAACCTGGTGCCGTCGTTGGCCAGCTTGTGGCGTGGGAATTTCGAGGTGATGGCCTGGCGCTGGTTGCGAATGAGCCGGGCCAGCGTCGCCATGGTGGTGACCAGCTCATAGGCATCGTCTGAGAACGAGTAGGTATTGAGCTGATAGGTTGTCGTTTCCCGCATGATGCGGGTGACGCCATCGAGCCCGGTTTTCTGCGTGGCGATGCCCACGCCGCTCATGCTGTTTAGCTCGGGCAGGATGAAACGGTCGTGCGACTGCGCGGCCTTGATGCGATTGAGCGACAAGGTTTGCAGCGGCCTGGCCGGATCGTTGGTCAGCGCGCGCGCGGCCTTGGCGCAATAGGCCGAGGCCCATTCATAGGTCGGCGAGGCCGCGGTGGGCTCGATGCCCATGGCCGAGGTCACGCCGCTGTTACGTGTCTCGCCCCAAATGATGTGGTCGGAGTAGGTCGCGCGCCGGGCGCAGAACAGGTGACCATAGAGCTGGCGCATCCAGCCCCACCGCCCGGTATCCTCGAAGCCAAATTCCTGCTCCCAATCAAACAGGGTATTGGAGTCGGTATGCGCGAGCGCGACATATTCGAACTCATGCTCGCCGAGCGCGCTGATACCGGGATCGTAGTCCGGCACACCGGCGCCCACCACGGCGCCGTTGCCCTGGCCGAGCCGCGGCGGCACCACCAGGATCACACCGGGCGGCAGCTCCTCGCCGCCGACCTTGCCGTAATAGTTGAGCTGCAGGGTGATGTCGTTGCCGTTCACGCCTGGCGTTTTGCAGGTGACGGTGACGGTGTCGGTGGCTGCGCTGGCGTGCACCGGCAGCGTTGAATCTTCCTCGATGCGCGCGGCGATGATGGCCGCCATGGTGGCGGGCGTGTCGGTGGTGCCAACCACGATGGAGTCGACGTGATGACCGGCGATGTAGAGGTGAATGATCCCGGCCTCGACCGGCGGCGCAATCACCTGGATGTTTGCCGCGGCATTAACCGAGCCGGTCGCGGGCGGCACCGGAAGGCACCACATCTCTTGCGCGAAGTTGTTCGCCAGAAACGCCGCCACCATCGAGCTTAGCTCGCTGCCCTGGCCGTATTCGCGATCCGCCTGCGTTTGCGTGCCAATCGGTTTGGGCACGTTGGGAACGGCGGTGCCCGAACCGGCCACCACCTTGTCATCAACCCACGTAACGGTGAAGTAAGCATTTTGACCAACGCCGGTGAGCGATGTCGCGGGCGCCGGATTCACCGGCAGCGCCCCGCTGGCCATGCTGCCCGCATTGGTGACGGTGACGGTAGCGACCGCGCCGGTGGTGACCGTGGCCACCGTCAGCACGCTGCCGCCGCCGACCGTGAGCGTGTCGCCGACCACGTAGCCGGTGCCGCCTGCGCCCGCCGCAGGCACCGCGCTGCCGACCTTTTTAGTCGACAGCATCATGGTTCCGACCAGCAACGCGGGTTGCCGCACAATCGGCAGGCCCGCCATGCTCGGATCCACCTCGGCCCAAAATAGCGGCATCCGCCATTGAGCTGGAATGTTGTCATAGCTAATCGGCATAAGGGATCCTCCATCTTAGGGGAATGGCGCGACTCACGTCGGGCCGAGCGGCCGTGATCCCGCGGTGCGGGCCGTTTGCGTTAGCAGGCGCGCGGGCGCCTATTCGGGTTTGGCTTGCTTGTCGTTGGGTTGAGCGGCCTTGGCGCCACTCTTATCGATCACCTTGTTAGGCTCGGCGCCATCGGCAGCATCGGCTCGCTTGTCCTCGATGGCCGCCGCCGCCTCGATGGTCACGTCGCCCTCGGCGATGCGCCGCTTGGTAAAGGTATCGTTCGGCCATTCGGCCGAGCCCGTGGCCAGGAAACCAACGCGCGACGGTTGATGCTTGAGATACTTGCGGATGTCATCGCTGCGCGGCAGCACCCGCACCACCTTGCGCTTGTCGTTGAAATCGGTTTCTTGCGGCCGCTCGCGCCCGGTGATCGGGTGTGTTTTCATCTTAACGTCAACCATGGCGATGACTCCGTTTGTGAGGAATGGCGCGCCGTCACGGCGGGCCCTACTGCGGCAGATTCAGAATCGTGATGACGGGCTTAACCTCGGCCGGATCAACCCCGGCCTGGCTGGTGGTCATGTGGAACACATCGAATGCGTCATCGATGATCGGATTGAAATAGGTGCGGTGCACTAGGGTTATTTCCATCCGCAGCTCGGCAATGGGCGTCTCGTTGTTGTGCGCCAGGTTGCCGTATTCCGTATCGCGCGAGAATTCGGTGATGGCCTCGACCTCGATTCCGTTGTCGAAATCGTGCCAGGCCGGATCGTGCAGCAGCTTCATGAATGCCCAATGCGCCTGGTCGAGCTTGTCCTCGGCCGCCTCGGGATCGTTGTTTAGAATGATCCAAGAGAACCCCAGCTTGAGCGTATTCACGAACCGCGGCGCGCCCGCGTTGGGATCGCCATCGGGCCCGCCTTGCTCGGTCATGAAATAGCAACCGAGAAACGGGATGTGCTCCACCTGCGTGGGCCGCGCATTGGTGCGGGTGACCTTGGCCGCCCCGTTGAATGGCGGAATGAGCTTTAACCGCTCGAGCCAGCCGCGGCGGATGAAATAGGAATCGCTGTTGACGTTTAGCACCAGGTCGGGCGTGAGCGCCGTCATGGCACACCTACATAGACGGTCGGCGCCGTCAGCTCGCGCAGCGTCATGGTGATAATGCCGCCCGCGTTGCCCTTGCCGGTGAGGTCGAGCACCTCATAGGTGCCGCCGGGCACGCCCTGGTGGAACGGAATATCAACCTGGTCGCCCTGCATCGGCAGGGTGCTGAATTCCGACATGCGGATATCAACAAACGTCTTGCTATCGGAAAAGATTCCACCGTCCTCGGTCAGGATGTCGTTTTCCTTGGTGTCGAAATAGCAGCGCGCAGCATATGGCGTTGCCACCGGCTGGCTCACCCGCGGCGTCACCGTCATGGGCCGGGTCATCACATCCCAGATGACGCCGTACAGATCATCGTTGAAGTTGAGGGCCATCTAGCGAATGAGCTGCTTTATGCGTTGCGAGAATTTGGCCGCCTCCTCGCTGGCGATGCGGCGCAGATGCGTGCGCCGCCGATGCGTCACCGAGGGCACGCCGATGAATTCGACCTTGCCGCTTTTCCGGTTCATCAGCACATTTTTGCCGCGCGGCCGAAACAGCTTGCCTTTGCGCTTGCGCGCCCGCGTGCGCCTGCCGCGCGCGAGCGGGATCCACAACATGCCGCTCGGCGCCTTGCCTTTGCTCACGCCGCCGAATTCATAGACCTTGGCGTAGGCTGGCCGCTGCAGCATCTTGACGGAGTAGCCGCCCGAGATGGCCTTAACCGGCACCTTCAAGCCTTTGACAAATCGCCTTCCGACCGTGGCAACATCGAGCTGGCCGCGCACCTCCATCATGCGCGCCATTTGCTGCGCGGCCATCTTGATGATGTCGCGATAGTTGGCGATCTTCACGTCGACCTTGATCTCGAGCGCCATTCAAATCCAATACCGCGTATATTTCTTGAGCAGATTATTCACCGCCGATTCCGATAGCGATGCGCTGACGCCCGAGGAGCTGCTGCCGTTCCCGCCTGCCATGTCCTTGGGCGAAAAGTACATGATGCGGGATTCCTTGTGCGCCAGGAGGCGCACGCCGCTGCCGCCGGTGGCCGCTTGCGCGGCCTGCGTTCGGAATTGCTGCACCATCAGGCCCGCGGCCTGTTGCAGATCCAATGGTGCCTCCTCGGGCAGGCTGTAGCCGCCGGTATAGGTAATCAGGATCTCGCTGCTGCAGCCGCCGGGGAAAATGATCTTTCCGGTCAGCTCCTCGAGCAGGATGGTGGTTTTATCAATCGGCGTGCCGGGCGGCGACTCGATGCTTTCGATGTCGGCCAGCTTCACCGGCGCATGCGTGAGCCAGATCTTGCAGGCGCCATCCGGGCAGCACACCGGCCCCACGCAAAACCACCGCTCGCTCACCTTTTCCTTTGCCCAGCCCAGATAGCGGTTGGCCTTGTTCGCCAGCACCGCCGAATTCTGGTCGATGACCATTTGCAATTGCTCATCGTTGGTGGTGTCGGCCGCGTCGATCTTCAAAAGGATCTTGAGATCCGCCAGGCTGATGAGGCCGAGCGCATCGGGCGCGGCGGGCGTGATGACGTTAACGAGAGGTTCGCTCATTTCACCAGCTCGGCCACCAGGCGGGCATTGCGGCGGCGCTCGCGCGCCAGCAACAGGAGGAGCAACCGGCGGCCGCTGTTGCCGTCACGGTGGGCGCGCGGCAATTCCACGGCCGCCGGAGGTCTGCAGAGTGCCGCAACCGAGGAGGCAGTTGCTTTCAACTCTGCAACCCGAGCCGCGCGCAGGATGGTTTGCGCTTGCGGAGTCATTGATTTTTTTCGACGTGGTATTTCGTGAACAGCGGCAACAGGTCGAGCGCCTCGCTTTCGGTGCCATCCGCCATGCGCGCGAATGCTCGGAAGGAATCGCAATCGATGCGCCAGCTCACCAGGCGCGGCCCTGGCTCGCCCTTGGCACCGGCCGGGCCGCGCTCGCCGCGCTCGCCCGCAGCGCCGGGCTTGCCTTGGCCGCCGGGCTTGCCTTGGCTGGCGAGGAGCTGCCAGCCGTCACCAGGGCAGGGCCCTGGATTATCCTTGCGCGCGATGAACGAGCCGCCATTGAGCGCCACGATGTCGAGCGCCTGATAGGGCGGCTCGATCTTTTCCCCCCACAGCCCGCGCACCCGCGGCGTCGCGCCGTCCTGGCCCGCTGCGGCGAGGCAAATCCAATCGCGGCCGGGAGGAGCTGCGCCGGTGTCGCGCGTGGCCTGGAACGTGCCCGCGGCACACGTCACCACCTGGCCTGCATAGTGCACGGTGTCGGGCGTCCAGGCCTTCACCTGCGGCAGCAGCCCAGGCGGCCCTACCGGGCCCGGTGGGCCCTCGAATCCACGCGGTCCTGGTTCCCCTAGCGGGCCTTGCTCGCCGGGCGCTCCGGGCTTGCCCGCCGGGCCAGGCTGACCGGGCGGCCCTTGTGGGCCTTGTGGCCCAGCCACCCCTTGGCTGCCCGGATCGCCTTTAGCGCCGGGCTCACCGGCGGCGCCTGCGGCGCCTTGCGGTCCCGCCTCACCTTGCTGGCCATCTTGCCCTCGCTCGCCCGCCGGGCCCGTTGGTCCGGGCGGGCCTGCGGCGCCGTCCTGGCCCTGCATGCCGCGCTCGCCGTCGCGCACCACCGCCAGGCGTTCGGCCACCCTAGCGTCGATGCGCGCCAATGTCTCGACCTCGGCCGCGCGCAGGTTGGCGAGCGCCGCCGCTACTTGCGCCTGGCCCGCGGTCACCTGCGCCTCGAGCAGCTCGCGGATGCGGGCGTAGTTGGCACGCTCGCGCGCCACCACCTGGCCGAGGATTTCCGCCAGCGTGTCAGGCGATGAGTCGTCGCCGTTCGTAGCGGTCGGCGGCTGCAATGATAGTTCGGGCATCGAGGAGATCCTTGCGCGGTTTCTCCGGCGGCTTGTCGTCAACGGCTGGCGTGTCATCCGGCCCCGGCGCCGGTGGTGCCGCACCTGGTCGCGGAGCTGCTGGCGGCGCCTGGATTTTACTCGCGGCCGAGAGCGGAACCACTTGCTGCTGCACCCTCGGCTCATCGCCAAATTCGACCTTGGGGAATCCCTCGAGCAGCCTTGCCTCGTTGGGCGAGAGCACGCCGCCTTGCACTGCTTTCACCAGGCCGTCGATGCGATCCTTGAATGCCGAGCGCAGCAGCGCCGAGGTGTCGAACTCGACGTATTCCTCGGGCTGGCCGCGGAGCTGGAATAATTGCCCGAACGCCTCCTCGACGTGATTCAAGCAAAAACCGAGCCCCGATGAGATCCATTGTCCCATCAGAATCTCGGTCGAGCCGAACGTTTGCATGCCACCCACGCCGAGGATAGCCATCGGAATACGAAACGCGAGCGCGATCTTTTCGTCGCTCATCTTCACCATCTCGGCGAGCTGCGCATCGCGGCCGGGCGTCGACCACGGCACCACCTTGAGGCCCGCGGTGAGGATGGGCGTGCCACCTGGCCCGCATCCCGCCTCGAGCCCCTTGGCCTGCTCGTTCCAGGCCTGCCGGATCTGCTGCACCTGCTCGGGCCGCAACACCTGGTCGGTCGAGAGCACCGCCGAGGGCCGCGCCTGGTTCATGTAGAATTGGATTTGCTGTTGCTGGATGGCGTTGCCTGCGGCCATGTCCATGACCGCGGCGGTGAGCGGCGTTTCGCCCTTCAATGGAAACGGTCGCTTGCGCTCGACGCTATGCAGCCGGATATGCAGCACGTCGCGCGATGGCACGGTGATCGGCTTGCTATCGGTCTGCTTGTTGATCACGTCGTTGCCTGCGAGGTTATAGAACACCTCGCCGGTTTCAGCGACCAGCGGCCAGCTTTGCCGCGAATCCATGAGGTGCAATTCCTCGATCTCAAATCGCGAATTGCGCAACGCCAGCGCATAGCAATTGCCCTCGAGATAGATCGAGCGCACGCCGTTCAAGAGAAAATCGGAAATCGTTTGATAGGCATTCGGCTGGCGCAGAATGCGATGCAGCGCGCTCGAGGTGATGCGGTCGCGGCCGCCGTCGCTCTTGAGCCGCCAATGGGTGCCAGGGCACATGGCCACGGTCTGGCTGTAGGCGCTCACGCACGCCTCGACCATGGCCGATTGGCTCGAGATCCCGATGGGATCATACCCGAGCTGCCAGTAGTTGAGATTCTTGCCAACGCTATCGGGCAACCATCCGCCGGTGATCGGCAGATAGTATGGGCCAGGCCGATAGGCGCCCTCGACGGCTTTCGCCAAGGGCGCCAGGATCCGCGATATCAATCCGCGGCCGTTGCTCATTGCTGCGGTTTCTTTTGCTCAATCTGCCGCGTCGGGTAGGAACCGCCGGGCTTGTCGGCCGACACCTCGCGCTGCCAGGTCAGCTTGACCTCGGGCCCGCTGCCGTCGTCGGCCTTTTGCGCAACGTCCTCGCCGAGCCGGGCGCGGTCGTTCTCCTCCTGCGTCGGTGTCGGCTTGGATTGCTCCATGCGCTTGACCGCTTCGTCCTGCGATTTCTTGCGCGCCTCGGCGTCCTTGGCGAGCTGGTCCTTTACGGTGGTGGGTTGGGTGTCGGCCATGGCCGTTTCCTTTCGGTTGCTAATCCCGGTTAACGCGCGGCCGGGCTATTCGGCCCGGCCGATAGAGTCGTGTTGATTACTTCCAGGTCACGCCGGTGATGTACGCCACCATCACCGCGGTGCGGCGCCAGGCCCAGTTGAGCGGCATGATCATCCGAATCGCCAATGTGTCGGTCTGAAACAGCGAACGCACCGGCGCGGCCACCGTGTTGGGCGTGCCCGTCGCCGAGATCGGCAGCGGCGCCGTATCTTCCATGTGCAATGTGGCAGTGTCGCTGAGATCCACACGCACCCCGCCGGTTGCCGTAACGAAGTCTGCCGCATCGAGCAGAAACAGCGTGTCGGCGGTGACGTTGGGAGACACGATGCACGGAATCCCGGCAAGCGAGCCGCCCTCTGGCGTCACCGTGGGGAATGCGAATGTCCCATTCGGCGCCACCGTGAGCGAGAGCGCGAGCGCCAGCGCAGGCGGCATGAGAAACACCGGGCTGCGCACGTTGCCGAGCGTGGCGGTTTGCAGCGCGCCATAGAGCAGCTTCACGTCACCGACCACAGCGACGAAACCGCCGCCCGCGGTGGGCGTCAATGTGGCGCCGAGGCTGCGCAGCCCGGCGGGCCGCACCGCGGTTGCCACGTTGGAGTCCATCAGAATCGAGTCGATGGCCACCGCAGTATCCTCGGCAATCGCCGTGCGCAGCAGCCCCTCGATGGCCGGATCCGAATGCTCGCTCACCTCGCGCGAGAACACCGTGATAACCGCCATTTTCTTCGGCACCATGCTGATGGCCGAGAATGCGCCTTGCCGCACCGGGATAGCCGCGCCTTCACCCACGAATGAGCCCGCGATGGTGGGCGTGGGATTGCGTGACGGAATCGAGATGATTCCATTGGTGCCAAACGAGAACGCCAGCCCCTTTGCGGCGAGCGGGCCGAATACCGCTTTCGGCTGCAGCGAATCCAGGAATGCTTGCCGCTCGATGGTGACCAGCTCGGCCGCCCATCCGGTGGCGGTGGTGAGCGCGGGCACGGTGGCCGCCTTGCCCACGATGCCGTCATAGACGGCGCGCACCTTTTCGTTTTCGCCCACGGTGTCGCGCAGCACCTCGAGCGGTGACTTCATCGCGTAGCGTTCGGATCTCAGCTTGGCCAGCACGACAAGCGATTTCCAAAAGTAATCGCCGGGCTTGTGCGTCGAGGCCTGCGCGGGCACCCGCGGGATGCCGTCGCTCGGCTTCGGCACGTGATGCATCGGCATGCGGATCTCATGCATCGCCTCACCGTTGCCGTTGGTGGCAAGGCCGAGCGCCTTTTCCGATGCCATGTACTGGTCGAGCAGCTTTTGCTTTTTGCTGATTTTCAGATGAAAATCATCGGTCGCTTTCATCTGCTCATCGGTCACGTTGTCGTTGTTGAGCGTGTCGAGATGTTGCTGCAAGCCTTCGCGCAGCCCGGTGAGCTGGCCCTGCAGCTCGATAATGTTTTCGCTGGTATTCATGACCTTGCCCTTTCGGCTCGGTGCTGGTTTGTCGGCTTGCCCGCCGGTGAATCCGCGCGTGACTCGCCGCTGGTTTTCCTTGCCTTGCCCGGCAAAAACCAACGCCAGAGTCTCGCGGGAAATATCGAGGCCCTTGGCAACGGCCAGCGCATTTGGATTCGCTGGCACGCTGACCAAGGATGTCTCGACTAATTCTTGCTCGAGGAATCGGGTGCCATCCCATGGTGCCTCGGGATCGAGCGCGGCATATTTGATCGGCCGGAAACCGACCGATGTTGCTTTGAGGATCCCGGCCTCGACCAGGCGCCGGATCTCATCGATGCGCTCGGAGGTGCCGAGCGGCGCCAGCTCGAGGTGCCCGCGCAATGCGGTGCCCTCGATGCGCAGGTTTTTCCATCGACCTATCGGGAACGAAGATAAATGGCCAAAAAGGGCGATGGGATTGCGCTTGAAGTTGTCGAGCTTCCAGCCATCGGCCTGGATGATGTCGCCCATGCGATCCGGGGTTTCATCCGAGAGCACATATTCGCTGCCGTCGATGTCGCCCGCATGCGTCTTGTGCACCACCTCGCCCGCGCTGCGATCCTCCCATGCGATCTCGCATTCGGATTCGTCAAATCCTTCATCGGTGCATCGGCTGATGAATTCGTCGTGCGACTCGCCGTCATCCGGCTCGGGCTGCTTGGTCGGCATGTATCACCTCACCAGTTAACGCCGCTCATCCACGCCACCGCATTGGGCGAGCGCAGGGCCCATGACGCGGGCGCGATCACGCGCAGGCCCACGCTGTTGGTTTGGAATAGCGAGCGCGCCGGAGCGGCCACGCCGCCGCCGTTGGCAATCGCCGCCGGGCTGTCGTCCATGTGCAGCACCGCCTCGATGGACGAATCCACCCGCGGCGCCTCGATGGCCGACACGAACGCGCGCGGCGCAATTGCGATCACCGTGCCCGCAGGCAGCGCCGAGGAGGCCACCACGTTCGGCACCGCCTGCGCGAGCCGAAACAGCAGCGCGGCCGCTTGCGCGGGCGAGGCGATAATCAGCCACCCGCCGCCAGCCACCGGCGCAATCGCGGTGAGCAGCAATTGCACGTCGCCCGCCATGGCGTCGGTCTTGCCGCCCGCGGTCGAGGTCGGCGTGAGCGCCGCAATGCCGTTCAAGATACCGGCCGGATGCAGGCCGGGCACCGCCGCCTGGTTGGAGAACAGCACCTTGTCGAGGCCGAGCGCCACGCTCTCGGTGAGCGCAGCGCGCATCAGCGTGTCGGCGTTGCTGTAGTCCATCAGCTCGCCGGTCAGCACCAGGATGGTGGCCAGCTTGTAGGGCGAGAGCGTCGGGCCCGCGCTGGCGAATTGCTCCACCGGAATCGGTGCGTTCTCGGCCACGAATTGACTTTCGCCTGGCGCAAAGCTCGGCACGCTCACGGTGCCGCGGCCGAATGAGGTGAGCGAGATCCCGGCATTGACCAGGGCGCCCGCCGCCGATAGCCCGCCGAGCGCCTCGACAAATTGCACCGTCATCGGCATGAGCGCCGCGGCGTTGCTGGTCAGCGTGGGATTGACCGCAGCGCGCAGCACCATCGGCACGGTGGGATCGTTCGGCCAGGCGGCGGCCGCATACTCGGCCGCATGGGTGTTGCGGTCGAGCCGGGCGTTTGCCTGCGCCACGATGGCCCGCGCGAGCGAAATGATTGTTGGGGATTCGGCCGCGACCGGCCGCCGGAACGGCATTGGTTCCATTGCGAATCATCCTCGGTTGGGATTGCTTTGCCGGGCGGCCGCGCTTTCCGTCGCACAGTCAGCGAGGCCTCGGGCGCCGTTGGGGTTTGTTTGTGGTTACCCTGCGGCGCCCTTCATTTGTGGCGCTCCTGCTCGATCCGCAGCAGATGCTCGACCGCCTCGAGCAGCCAGCGAAACCGCGCGGTGAATTGCTGCTGATT